GTAATGGGGCGTATGTATTGGATTTGGTTAAAATAATCTTGTTCCGTTTTCCATAACCCCTTTGAAAACCTTACATACAAATCTTGTAAAATGTTCGCATAGTTTTGATTCTCGGTGTATCCGTATTGGCTGTATTCGGTGATTAAATTTTCTTGTTCGTTTTCCGTTTTCAAGAAGTTCACCCGATCCGCTACCATGATATTCATTTGGATGGTTGCCACCTGGTCGGTCAATGCCACCGATTGAATTGAACAATGCATCAACGGGAATACCAAAAACGCCTTGAAATCAAATTCAGTTAATGTGCCGTGTGAATAGTTCCACCCCTCCAAATCGGCAATGTCTTTCATCACCTCAAATGCCGTTCCTATGTGATTATTGTTCATCGTTGTTTAATTGCTTTTTGTTCCATCTTCGCAATGTCGCTTTCGTAAGCGATCCACATGCAAGCGGAGTGAATGGGTTTTGTATATACTTCTTCAAGGTTGAGGAAACTTCGGTTAGCAAGTCGGTAGACCATTCCAAACCATCCCCATTTTTCGGTAAGTCGTACTTCATCGACACTTCCCCCCTCCTCACCATCGCCAAATACTTCTGGGTAGAATTCAACAAGTCGATTCCTAAACTCCAAAAAAAAAGCAACGCACCAAACGCCGTGTTGCAATCCATGTCCTTGAAATCGTTGTTCAACTCCGCATTATACGGGGTAATTTCATACCTTCCGTTTTGGCCTTCTTTGGTAATGGGGCGATACAAAACAGATAGCACCTTCCAAATATCATTGGGGGTTTTTTGGTATGTTTCAATGTCGATAAATTCACCCGTTGACAATTCATCCATGTTTGGGATGAAGCCGTATTTGATGCCGTTCATTTTGAACCTGGGTGTGAACACGGGTTTTGATTCCAACATCTTGGAAATCTTAATCACACAATCTTTGAGAATGTCAAATGGGATGGCCTTCACCTCGCTCATGGTCAATTCACAAAAGATGGCAACCGATTCCAATTGTCTTTGTGTTTCATCCATATCGGCCTTCAATTCATTGTACGCCAACATTTGATGCAACTTGACATCCTTCAACTCCGTGGGTACAATGATGGTTTTTGTTTCAATCATATACCCATAAAACGCCAAAAATGGCGATTGTTTATACTAATCGTTCATGTAGTATGGTGTGAACCTGGGCGTGATACCTTTGCATCTCCTTATCGGTTACCAAAATATCCGTAAATTCCCGAACCGATGAAATAATGGTGGAATGGTCAAGGTGTGAAATGTTGCCAATCTCCATGAAAGTCATGTTCAATCTTTTTCTGCAAATGTGGTTGAACATATGTCGGGCATACATTGGTTTACGCTTCCTTGACTTGGTGATAATTTGGTCGGGTGTCATGTCCATCACCTCACAAATAACCCGTAACACTTCACCCCATGTTGTGGGGTTGTCGTTGATGTCGGTTTTGGGTTTGACAATTTCTTGTTTCAGCAACCGCACTTCGCGGTCGTGGGCCATCTTGTTTTCAACCACCAACAATCGCAGTCGTTTTATTTCTTGTTTTAAGTTGTGTATTTCTTGGTAATGGCTTGTCATATCAAACGCAAATATACAAAATCCACACGAAATAAACAATTAACGAATATCGTAGTTTCCGTAATTGGATTTGATTCCTAACATCATCATCTCCGCATACCTCCAACTGTCAATCCCGTGATCCGTTCCGATTGGTGTGTTCATGGTTCGCCCTTGGGCATCACTATCCCAACAATAGTTTCGTAGTTCCTTAATTAGGTTTGTGCTTGTGGATGTAACCAAATAGGATTGGGATTGCATGATTTGAATTCCGTAGTTGATTGAATCTTTGCCCTTGGTTACCCCCTTGATTCTTATTCCATACCTCCGTATCTCATCAATTGATTTTGGTTCGGCTGAATCCGCATAAACGGGTACATGGTTGGGTAATGCCCTTGCAATGTCCGAATTAAGCATTCCCGTGCGATATGCGACCTCATCAACTATTCGTTGACCATTGTACTCATATACGGCAACAATCGCCGTGGGATCGTTTGTATAACCGAAATCCACACCACAACCAACCAACCTTGCATCATCGGGGATTTTGTCGATGGTTTGCCAGTTGCTGAATATAACCCCTTGTAGGTTTCCAATCTCACCCAATCCATACACCCGCCACCAATTGGCCCAATAGTTTGATGTTTCTGCCCTATCCCGTGCCTTTTCAATTTCGTTCACGATTGATTTGTCCAACGCTTCATTGTCTTTGTAGGTTAGTACAATCATTTCCGCATCCGCATCGTTTACCAATTCACTATCCACCCAGAATTCCGCCACTGGGTTGTAATCCAAGTATATGAATTTACGGGTACGGATTGCCATTTGGTAGTACGATTCCCAATCAATGTTGTTGCACTCATTCACGAATAACACATCACGCCTTGCACCCCTCAACTTTTGTGGTTGGTCTGCGGAAAAGAATTCAATGTAACTATCATTACTGAATGAATAAGTCCATGAAGATTTGTTCCATTTCAACGGATCAAACATCCCGACCATTTCCATGATTTTAAGGAAGTCACGAATAGCACCCCTCCGTAGGTGGGGGATGGTTTCCGATACGATGCTGATTTCTACCTTTGGGTTTTTAACCGCGTAATCAATTAGCAAGGGGATAATTGAAAAGGTTTTTGAACTACTTGTTCCACCCCTTACAATTCTAACCCGTTTGCGTAACCGACTAATCTTGACCTGGGCCGTTGTTTTCTGCAACATCTATATCAATACCATTGAAAATTGGTTTCTCTTTTTCCTCCAATACATTGTGGCTCATAGATAGTTTGCGGAGTTCTTCTTCGCTACTTATCAATTTCATTAACGCCAATTGTAATGTGGGTTGCTCACTCAAATACCATTTGGATCGCATAGATACTTTGATGTTGGTCTTCACAGTTAACAATGCCTCTTTTATTGCGTTGGATTCGTGGAGTTTATGGGCGTAAAATGTGCTTTTATCGCACGGCAAATAAGCGACTACATCCTCAATAAAAAACAACTTGTATTTTTCTATGGCTTCCAATGATAGCCGTTCCAATTCGTTTGTCTTATATGCCATTATTCATCGGGGGTTAGGGGTATTGGCATCCAGTAAACCACATGTAATCTTTGATCCGTGTGATAACAATGCCATTGTTCATCGTAGTAAACCGCCACATAGGGAAAACCCCGCACGGTCTTAACCAATACGGGGGTTTCTTCTTGTGGTAATGTTCGTTCAATCTTCCTCCACGCTTTCATGTTGCAAATTCTAATGCTTCTTTGTAAGTGTCGTAAAATGTTTCTTCGCCATTGTAAAAATTTGTGACCAAAAAGTCAACTTGATGCCCCATGCAAGAACAAATTGAGATTCCATTTTCAAGGGCTATGTAAACATAGCCAGAATTGGGATTAAATCCAATTTCCATAATGTCTTCATGTTGACACTCGTTGGCGTATGCCATGAAAATCTTTGAAAATCCTTTTGCTTCGCAGTAGGCAATTGATCCTTCAACGCCACTGATTGTGATTGTGTTTGTCATATTCATAGTACAAAGATACATTTTATATTTGCAATACCAAATTATTTTTCAATAAATCTTAAAAATTCTTGTCTGCAATTCAAATCCTCTTTGAAAACTCCTACCATCTTTGATGTGATGGTGGGTACATTTTGTTTTCTTACCCCACGCATACTCATACACATGTGTTGTGCTTCCAATACAACTGCAACTCCTTTGGCATCCAATTCCTTCATAAGTTTCTCCGCAATTTGTGTTGTGATGCGTTCTTGGTTTTGGAAGTTCCTTGAATACATATCAACGCACCTGGCTAACTTAGACAACCCTACAATTTTTCCATTGGGGATGTAAGCCAAATGTGCTACTCCATAGAACGGTGCGAGGTGGTGTTCGCATAGTGAGTGAAATGGAATGTTCTTTTGAATAATCATTTCGTCCGTTCCCTCTGCATCAAAGGTTGTAAAGTTGAAATCGGGTGGAGATAAAAATTCTTTCAAAAACTTAATGTACCTTTTTGGGGTTTCTCTTAATCCCTCCCTTGTCGGATCGTCAAAGTATTCCAATATGCGTAATACATTTTCCTCAATTTCAATTTCCCCTTTCTTTTCCCACGGAAATTCTAACCAGCAATTAAACTCACTTTTTTCGAATAAAGCAATAAATGGTTTGTCGGGGTACATGGTCAACCACTTATCTTTCGTCGCTCCCGAATCTACCAAATCATCGATAATGTAATCGGCTTCCTCTGGTGTATCAACTGGGTTTAATAACGCGGCAATGTATTGCCCCCCTCTTGGTACTCCATAATACTTTTTGGTTTTGTCTAATTTCTCAACTCGGGCCTTAATGTCGCCCCAAGTTATACTCCCGTTTTTTTGTTCCATATTTCAATGTGTAGTCTGTTTGTAAATTTGTGATACTGTTTCTTGGCAATTTCAGCCACAATTGGCTTAGTGATGTTTAATAACTCTTGGTGTTCTCCCGATGGCATTAACCAAATTTTCTTTGGATCAATAAATGAATAATTGGCTTGAATTTCATCGTAATCTTCCCATGACGATAATACAAATTTGAATTGAGTTGGTAGTTGGTTAAACACTTCCAACACATCGGGCTTGTATCGTATTGGTTTGTCGTTACCCGAGTTTTGCAATTTAGGTGAACAGTTCCATTGGTTAACCAATTGTTTCATTCTTTCAATTGGCTCAATTGTACCATTGGTTTCAACTTCTACAAAACAATCTTTGTTAAGTACACCACGGACATATTGAATAAACTCTACCAATTTACTTTGGTTCATTAATGGTTCTCCGCCTGTTAAAATTAAATTTGCGCCATTGGCAATGGCTTGCGTACACTCATTGTCTAATACTTCGTTAAACGGCTTCATTTTGCCTTGCATCCATACTTCAATGGTATCGCAGCGCCATGTTGCCCCATCGTGCAACTCACCATCGAATTGTGTGCCGTTTCCTCCACACATTAAATTGCATCCCGATAAACGAACAAAGACAGATGGATAACCCGTGGTGATTCCCTCTCCTTGGATTGAATAGAATACTTCCGCGATTGGTAATGTTTTATGGTTCATAAATAACTATGCTTGTTTTTGTTTCACCTATTTGAATTTTTACAATTGGCATCCCGCCTTCGTTTTTAATTCGGTTAAATAACCATATTGCCATGTGCTCAGCACTGGTTTCAAATGGAAGTTTAATGTATACTTCATTAACTGCATCCAATACCATACATAAGGGATCTTGGTCATGCAATATAAAATAATGGTCGTATGACTTAATAATCGGTTCGACCTTTGCATCAATGTCAGAAAATAACATTGTTACCCCGTCTTTGATTTCGCTAAATTTGAAATCACACACAACATCGTATGTATGCCCGTGAATCCTTCCGCACTTTTCTCCCGCTAATTTATTGCGGTGTGCAGCATAAAAATGATATTTTTTTTGTATTTTCATATCCAACCTTTTTGTTTTGC